ATTTTGGTCAAAGACCTCAACAGTATGACCTTGATTAGCTAAACGCAAGAAATTCCAGACTGCCATAGACGCATCCGGATTGATATCACGTAAATACTTCAAGGTCTCAAGAATATGTTTTTCTCTGTGAGGTGCTCGTCTTAAAGGCATGTCCTCATTGAGTAACCAACGTTTATAAAGTGGTGTTGTTTCTCTACCACCTTGCATTCTTGCCCTCTTAGCGTTCTTATGAACTGCTGTTTGAACACTTCTTAAATACTTTTTAGATTTATTTATCGCTCTTTTTCGTTTGTATCGTTGATAAAAGTTCAATCTTTCGACCTCCTTCCTCTTATTTTTGGCATTCTAGGTTTAAAGTCTTTAACTTCAAAAGGTTTACTCATTTTAACTAACGCTTGTGTCATAGCATCCACGTCGTCATCATGAGCACCATTTGGAAATGATTCTAGTTCATCTAATATCTCATCAGACCACTGTTTCCATAACGGATGTGGCAAATAAACGTTACCTGCTTCCCAAAAAGGAGAAACAGCATAAGCTCTTACTTCTTTACCACCATCTGGATTAACTGGAACCATTCCAGCTATTTTCTTTTGCAACATTTCAATAACTGCTGAACCATTGGCTTTATCCTCAACATATTTAGCATGAGCGTTAGGCCATCTTGTTGTCATAGACTGAATAGCTTTCATTGTTTCAACTATTCCCATACGTTCATGATGTCTATCTAATAAGTAATAATCAGCTGCTTTCTGCCCCCAAACATGACCAGCGACATAATCTGATGTTTCTTTGTTTTTAAAGGTACAATCCCAAGACTGGACTTGTCTGTCTAGGTCATCTGGTAAAATCACAACATCATCACTTAAACCTAGCTTAGTTCTCATTTCAATTGTTGGAACGTAAAACTTAGCCCATGAACGTCTAAAAATATCTCCTCCTGCAGGAGTCGGCCTCTGCTGATAAAGAGAAGCCCAACCACGAGAACCAGAAACAGCCTTTGTTTGTTTAGCCCATTCTTCATCTTTACCGATTTCAGGAGCCAACGACTCACCGATTTCACGACCTAATAAGTCTCCCTCTTCAGCAATAGCAGGTATCTTTATTTCAACCCACGGAAGATTACCTTCTTTAAGCAATCGACCTGCTAAATCGTCCTCATGCCACCTAGTCATAATGATAATGACTGAACCCGTAGCAGATAAACGAGAGTAAAACGTATCTTGCCACTCAGCGTATATCTTATCCCTAATCGTTTTACTATTCGCCTCAGCCCTATTTTTGATTGGATCATCAATAATCAGAAGTGAAGAACCACGACCAGTAGCACCACCAAGGATTGATGTACTGTACAACTGCCCTAGATGACCATCAATTCCCCATTCCGAAACACTAGCCGTATCAGAACTGATTTTTAAATCGAATAATGATTCACTGTAAGTTCTGAATTTCTCACGGTTTTTACGACCAAACTTTTTGTAAAGTTCTTCTGAATATGAAACAACCATTGCTAACTTTTCTGGATTCTTCATCAGATAGTATGCTGGGAATGTCTCAGTAATAAAAGTTGATTTCCCATGCTGTGGTGGCAATTCCACGATTAAAAATAATCTTTCACCATCTGCAATACGTTGCAAATAAGGTGCTATATACGTTTGGTGTCTTAACGGTGCATAGATACCACCGTGAGAATAAGAAAAGAAGTCAGCAAAATTACGTCTTGCTAACTCCTTTTTCGCTTCCTCTTTAATTTTATCCATATCAAGTTGAGTCGTTGCCATTGGCTAATCGCCTCAATTCGTCTTCTGTTAAGCCAGTAAAAGGATTAGATACTCCAATACTTCCAGAATGTTCTACTTTATCTAGAGCTTTAAAACCTCCACGATCAAGAATATCTTGGTAGATGCTCTTTTTAAGTGATTGTAGTTTCTCCCAATCTTTAGACGGAAGATAATCTCTATAAAGATGGTCTTTTCTTCGAGCTAACTTATGAATATTGTTAGTAAGTTCAAAAGCTTCATCGCTCAACCCGTTTAATTGTTGATTCAACTCTTGTTTTAGCTCTTTGTTTTCAGTTTTTCGACCGTCAATGTCTTTGTTTTTCTCATTCAAAACACTAATATCACGATTTAACAAGGTTAGTTCATCTTGTAGCTCCCAAATTTCTTCTTGGAGAACCTCGACTTCATCAACAACCTCATCGTGTCGTTGAATTTTAGTATCGGTTTCAATCGCAATGTTCAAAAGACTAACAAAACTACGCAAACCCTCGTCTTCCATGCGTTTACGTAGATTCTTCATTTCTTCAACAATTTTTTGTTTGATGTACGGATGTGACAGTAAGGTCGAACCCTGTTGTCGAGCTGATTTAGGAGAATAACCTGCATCAATAGCTGCCTTAGTAGCATTGAAAGTATTCAAATAGCTCAATACAAACACATCGTACTTCTTTTTCGTTGCTTTAGTTGGTTCTTTGATTTCCGACAATGCTACCACCTTCTTTCTTTTCAATACAAAAAAGACACATAACCCTTTGACAAGTTATGTGTCGAATAGCGCGATAGTCCTAGGTAACGATTTTCACGTCATCTTCCGTTTATCAGACGGATGTTTGAATTAAACTAACCCTCGACCGCCGTACGCTATTTCTGATAAATCTATTTTCTTGGGAGGATGAGGGAACCACCCCTCAACTATTGGTGGTGGTTGTATGGCAATATTATTTAAACGGTCGTTGATCGGATGTTAACTTACTGTTAAATGTTCCTTTTTTAGCTTTAACCCATTCTGCTTTAAAATAAATTCTGCATTCTTCAATGAAATCATCCATTATCTTTTCAAACTCATCATCTTTTTTTTCGCTTTTTTCAATAAATTCTAAAGTGTCATCATTCATTTGAGATTGTGCATATTCACTCAGAAATATTTCGATTTTTTCAACATAATTTAGCAAATTATCATTTTCTTTATTTTTACCAAATAATAATTTAAATTTGTATTTACTTTTAAAGAATACATTTAATGATTGTGTAGCTTTAAGCACCTCGTTGTTCATATAATCAAGCATAATATCCGCTTCTTCTTCTTTTCCTAATCCTCCATACAATAAACCTTGCGCTGAATATCCTCTGTAAAGAATATAAGCAGCATTAGTTTCTGATGCACTTGAACTAATACTTGATGCTATTTCGCGAGCTAATTCAAGCCAGTCAACTATTGATTTAGAAATAATATCAGCATCTATCTTTTTTTGCTCCCATTTATCAGTTTGTTGAGTTTTTATTAATTCTATGCTATTTGCTATTCTTTCGTTTTCGTTTTTCTGCTCACCTTGAGTTTCGATAATTTCATTTAATCTTTCTTTTATTTTTTTGTTATCTTCATGCATTTCTTTATTCGCATCTATCTCATCTTTTGCAATTACTTGATAAACTTCCCTTAATAATTTTGCTCTATTATTTTTACCTTCGTTCACTTGATTTTTGGCAATAGATTCTAACTCCCTTTGAGTTTTTCTGTTACTTAAAAATATATTAAATCCATTATTAATAAAACTAGCTGCAATAGTACCAAATCCAATCGAACTTAAGACGGTCCACGTATTAATTTCCAAATCAACCACTCCTTTTCCATACAATCATACTAAAAAAGGGACGTTTGCGCACCATCAATTAGAGATTTATTCAATTTCTCCATACCTCTGTTCACATAAGATTGAACCGTTGACCTTGAAACTCCCATATATTCAGCAGTTTCTTGATAACTATTTCCTTTGGCCACAACTGAGTTAATTGCTTCTTTTTCTCTATCAGTTAAGCAACTCATGTAATCATCTAACTTCTTTAAATCATCATCTGATAGATTCTCACTATCAAATCTAAACTTATTCACTACAACTAAATCCATATTGGACCATAACTGAGTACGCTGGTATCTTGAACGATTACTAATTTCACGTCTTGCTCCTGGTTCTTTAGCATCACGTAACCACTCAATTGAGTACATAGAACTAGAGATAACTTCGCCTAAGATCTTTATTCTTTTTCTAGCATCTGCACGTTCTTCAACAATTATCGGTATTTTCTTCCATTTACCTTGTTCTTCGCACTCTTTTTTTAACTTCGATAAATAGGCTTCTTTTTTCTTTAAGAACTCTAATCGTTGTTTAACACCCTCTAAATCATTTATATATTCTCGCTCTAGTTCATCAGCATACTTCCAAGTCATAATTTATTTCCTCCTTAAAATAAAAAAAGAGGACACCTCAACAAACGTATTAAACGTTCATCAAGATATCCTCCAGTTGTCTGGTCAGATAATATTTAGTTTTAAAACTTGCTTTTAATTTTCTGTTCTACAAAAGTGACTTTTTCGTCATGGCTAGTAATTTCTACAATTCCAAACTTTGGCAATTCCGCTGCTTTCATCTGGCCATTGCTGATAATCACTAGAGCATTCTTTCCTTCGAGTTCTTTTATATCGTTTAAATCCATTGTTTTTAGTTCCAATCTTGCCAGCTCCTTGTTATAATATCGTTATCAGGCGATTTATTTGAGTGGCAAGAGTGATCTTGCTGCTTTTTTTATTTGTCATTTTGTTGTGTATATAGGATTTGAAGTCTTTTTCCAGTTCAATTATTTGATAATATTTTAAAATAATGGTATATTGATTAATGGAATTTCGTTATGACTTATCGAGTCGCCTTTTAATCTACATCAGAAAGGAGAATGTATATGACATTCAATAACAAACAATTAGAATATCGTGTAACACTAGACACAGAATTAAACTTATTCATCGTTTTTTCAAAAGAGGATGAATCTAAATCTGCAACTGGTACAACGATTCAAAACGCAGTATCTGAATTACAAAAAATTGCATAAGGAGTAACTTACCTAATGAATATTTCATATTCGTACTGAGAGCATTTACCTATTTCCATGACAGGTAGATGCTTATTTTTTATATAAAAGTCTATTTATAAGCTTTTAAAACGTTTTCGTGTTATACTTGTCATATAGAAGGGAGATGGAGATATGATGAATATTGGAAACTCTGTAATCGTTCCACACAGGGTGAAGAATTTCAAAACACTAAATCGATCCCTGTCCAAATTATGGCGTAACCACAGAGGCGCCCCATAGAAAGAGCATTCTTCAGAAATTTGTTGAGTGCTCTTTTTATTTGTCTCATTTACTCTATTCTCTTCGCAACCTATCAATAATTGTATCAACGAGCTATTACTTGTTATTCGTGTTACACTTAACTTGTTCTAGAAAGGACATGATTTTTATGAATAATATTGATATGACTCTCAGGATGATGCTCAACAATATTAATAAATTTAAAAATGTTGGACCCAGACCGTATACAAATCCTAAATCACCTATGCACACACCTAGAAATAACTTTTCTTTTGCTATGGAAATGATAACGGAACATAGATTATCTACGAAAACTAATGGAGCTGATATAACTAGTTATCAAGACGCTTGTGTTTTAACACCGCTAGGCAGTAGATATTTAGAAATGTTAAATTTAGAATTCAGACATGTTTATACTTTTTACAATTAATAAAATTTATTAATCAAGACTGATATCGCTTTTTAGCTATCAGTCTTTTTTTATACTCATTTTGACTATCAATTGAGCAAACTTGATAACTTCATCTTTACTTTTATTATCTAAATTTTCCAGATTGCCTTGAACTTTTTTTAGTTTGTCTAAATACCCCAAATGTTCCCCTCCTTGTGTACTAAGGCATAAAATTTCTTAACAATACCTTTCTCATTTTCTTAGAAAAAGATAGCATTCATCTTCATTTTTTGGTAATGTATATACAAGCTTCAACTAGCTTTATCTAATATTTATAAGTCTCTTCCCTATCCCCATAATTCTTATTTATATTAGATATGCCTATCTTTCAATGGATAGGCTTTTTTCTATTTTCCTAAAATAAAAATTATGATATAATTCATTCCTGTGGGGATGAAGATTTTTTAAAATCTTTCGGGGAAAGGCTTGCTTCTTAGTAAGCTTTTTTTATTTACCTAAAATTATTACCATCTTGTCTTTCAACTTGATATATTTGCATGTTAGTCCTCCTTGTAAGGCAGATTCCACCAACGTGTATCATCCAACCAGTGAGGTTCTGCCAATTTTTCTTTTCCGAATAAATTTTTGATACTGATCCACAACATTTTGCGACTAAAATCACTACTTAATTTGTATATCTCTTGTATCTCGTTTTTCGTCACTCTAATATCCCTCTCTCAATCTGCTAAATCCTCTGACTTAACAAATACACCGTTCACCATCTTGCCTGTCCGTCCTGAGATTTCACTATATGCTTGATCTAAACATTCATCTAAACTCATTCCGTTTTGCTGAGCTAGTATGATTAGAGTAACCACTACATCGCCGATACCGTCTCTCAATTCATCTTTATCACTTCTTGTTAAAGCAGTAGCAACTTCTCCAACTTCCTCCTCAACTCTTAACATTTTTGTCGAATTCCACTTCGCTATCGAAATACAAATCTATAAACTGAAACACATCAACCCTAGATTTAGTCGTCTCGTTAATAAAACGAATAAAAATTTCTTTTTTAATATTATTTTCGATATAGAAAACATAAAAACCGTAAGTTGCTCTAACAATCTTAACTGCACTTCTGCATAAATCTTTAAGCTCATTTTTGGTTAATTCTCTACTTGCATCCATAACAATATTTGGTACTCCATCAACTACATGAGTTTTAGTTTTCCAGTTTTCGTCTTGCAATGAACCATAAAATAAAACTTTGCTATCACTGCTATTAATATCTGAAAACAAATTTAGCTGTTCATATTCCATAATTTCAACTCTTTCCGTTTTGGAAACTGTTCAACTGGTCTGTGTAGTTTATGCACTAATCACTTCTTTAGGTATCTCTAGTAATTCTGGATTCTCAAAGATATTTCCTATGACTTCTGAACGATATTGAGTAATATCGCCATCAGTTTTATATGGTTTAAAGGATCCATCGAATTCATCCTCAGTCATAAATACTTGTAAAAAGAAACCTCTAGATGGTCTGTACTTAACGATTCCATAGTGATAGCCTTCAAAATGAGTTTCTTGACCACCAAGTCCAATACCTCCAGGTCCTTCTGCATAATAATTAGAGTATGAATGCACGTATTTCTTAACGATGTCATTAGCAACAATCGGATTCGGAACCTCCTGATTATCTTTCATTCCTGAATCTTGCATATAAATTAAGTGGTCCAAAACTTTGAAGCCGCCTTTTCCATCAGAACGCAGCATATCAATGCCACGTATGCCCTGTTCAGTAAATTCGAAATGGATGTTAGGCTCTTTACCAACTTCATACATTTTTTGTTTTTCACTGTCCCAAGCTCTATATTTCATAGCTATCCTCCTGCTTGTTGTTTAGGTTGACTCAACCTTTCGATTTTCGCTCTCATTTCTGCCTCTTCCTCAGGTGATAGAGGTGTTTCTTCGTAGATTTGATTTTCTGATGATGCCCAATCGGGTAGGGTTTCTTTGCGAGTTGATGATTTTGAATAGCTTTGTTGCCTATTTTGAAAAGCAGCATCATCTGCTTTAACTGCTTCCATGCTTAATATATTTCTCTTAGCCCAATTCTTCATAATACCCTCAGAGTATCTGAAACCTTTCTGCTCTTTAACAGCTCTAGACATAGCCTCAATGACCAATTCAACACCTATATCTTTAACCCAATGATTTATAGATTCACTCACAACTGGTGCTAAAACACCGAAGTTTTGTTGATAAAAATCAAACGGATTAATTCCAGAAGTAGCAGCAAAATCTTTTAGCGTTTCTTTTTTACTGCTACTGTTGGTTATATGTTGGTGTTGGTTCTGTGTTGGTTCTGGTTGCAGTATCGTATCGATAGGGTATGTTTCATTTTCAGATACTATATCGATAGGGTATAAATCTTCTAATTTAGTTTTAATAGGATAATCTAATTTCATACAGTTCATGACAACTTCTGATTTGAATTCAACTGTTTTTAGATTATCCAGCTCTTTATCAATAACTGGTGCCACTTTTGGTGATCTAGCGCTATTGTATTTCAACCAATTCACTAAAAGAACTTCGTTATTCTCTTTGTTAAAACGTATCTTTCCATTAGAGACAAAGAAATCAAGGAGTCTATTAACTTCCTCTTTCGATATCCCAAGCTCAAACTGAGCGTATCTGTAACTAAATTCATAAGCACCACTCTGGGTTGTCTTATCGTTTGAAATCAGATAGAGATAAAACAACTTCTCTATCTGACTACATTCCCCAATAAAATCATCCTTCCAGAAAGTGGTGTGAAGTTGTCTGTATATAGCCAACTAGTTATCCTCCTTCTGATTTATTTAAAACGGTAAATCATCATCATTTATATCAATCTGACTAGAACCACCAAACGGATCATTATTCGCTAGATTGATTTCTGTGTACCCTTGCAACTCTTCGTTTGATAAACCTTTATTCGATTGAGATTCACTTGAATCACGTTTCTCAAGTAATTGAAAGTTATCACATACTACTTCTGTAACAAAAACTTTTTGACCTTGCTGGTTCTCATAGTTCCTTGTCTGAATACGACCTACGACACCTATCAAAGTGCCCTTCTTAGCATAATTTGCTAATGTTTCAGCAGGTTTACGCCATATCACGCAATTAACAAAGTCTGCTTCACGTTCACCACTTGCATTGGTAAAGTTACGGTTAACAGCCAAGTTGAAACTGGCAACAGCTGAACCGTTACTGGTAAATCTAAGCTCTGGATCTCTAGTAAGTCTTCCGACTAGGACTACATTGTTAATCATCTAAATCACCTTCACAGTCTGAACAATTTCTTTGGTGACCAGGTCCCTCTTTTAAAAATTTAGAACCTTTAACAATCAAATCATCCATAACTGCTCCACAACATTGGCAGTAAACTCCTTCTAAAATTAAATCTGCAATCTCTCCCATTATTTCTTCCTCCTAGCAATTTCTACTGTTTTGCCTATCACTTCTTCAAGTTCCTGCTTAAATCGTTGTGGGTCACTGTTTTCGCCACTTAAATGAAGAAGTAGAATCTGTTTTGCACTTGTTAAATCATTGTTTCTAAAAAAGTCTTTACATGTTTCTAAATTCATGTGACTTTTTATAATCCGGTCACGCAAGAATGGTAAAATAATACCTTGTTCCACATTCTCGTCTAAAATATCAACCGAGTGATTACACTCAACTAGCCAATGTGTAATACCGCTAGGGAACTTCACAGGGCAATAAATCGTGTCAGTGATAAAAACTATTCTTTCTTTACTTGGTGACTCTATGAGATAACCAACAGGCTCTGCAACGTCATGATTAACATCAAAAGCAATTATTTTCCAACCGCCTAGCATAAACTGTTTACCTACTTCAATTGCTTTATAGCGATATTTTGCTCTATCACTTAGAAAACCTTTATCAATACCAGCTTCAATCGTTCCTTGAGTTGCGTACATATCAAAACTCACACTGGCTAGAATATCGTTAGTATGTTTTATATGATCTCCGTGCTCATGAGTGACTAAAAGTCCGACTACATTTTTCAAAGAAGCACCACTTTTTAGCACTTCTTTGAACTTAATACCTGCTTCAAGCATTAGTGAGGACTCACCATCTACTAGAATGTAATTATTTCCTTTAGATGATGAGCCATTCACTATGACCTCTAACATTAGAAGTCACGCTTTCTTTTTTGTGGTTGTTCTTTCTCTAAATCACTTAAATTATTGAAAAGCGTTTCTTGAGTTTCTTCTTGATTTGGTATTTTAGTTCCAATAGTTTCAGTTGATTCAGGAAGTTCTTTCTTTTCTTCCTGATTCTCTTTTATTTCGCCAGTTTCAAAATCAATAGGAATCTTATTCGCGTGTTCTTCAACTTCTTGATTAAGTTCATCGACAGCATCAACTACTTTAAAATCAGCATCCATGTCTTTAGCTTCTTCAACTGAATACAATCCCATAATCATGTCAGGGCAATTCAAACGACCAAAGAATGAAGCTGCTCTATATCGAATCATGACCTCGGGCATTGTTTTCCATTTAGACATGCTTTTGCTAACCCAACCTTCCGCCTTAGCCATTTCCATAGTAATTTTAGGCCCTTTAATCACTCGGTCAGAATAATCTTCAACGTAAGCAGTACACTCAAGCGTATCACCTTTGCCTTTCATTTCGAATTGAATTTCTGTTTTATATTTTTTTGAGTTATTAATCATTGCGATAATGTATTGGCTTGACCAAGCCGGACGACCGTTAACAACATAAAGGTTTTGCATCACCATTAAAGGGCTTGTTTTCAAGCGATTAGCCATTTCTAAGGCAATCATGCTATTTCCCAATCCTTTTTCACCTTGATAATCTTTAGGTACGATTGTTGATGACGATAAAGCCTTAGCCATTCTCATTGCTGTTTGAAACGCATCTGGATTTGACCAAATATCTGTTAAATTTTGATTATTAGTTGGATTAACTTCTTTTCTTTCTGCTACTTGATTTCCCATTATGCTGCTACCTCCGATTTAATATTTTGAACATTAACTCTTAAAGAGTTATCTTCTTTACTTGCATTTAAAGCAATGACTTGTGTATCTGTTTCAAAGGTTTCTGTTAACCCCTCAGCGTTGTCTAGGAATAAAGGTACATAAATGCCTTCTGCTCTCATCAACGTGTCACAGATATCAATTTTAGCTTTGATTTGCTCCCCATTTGACATATCACGATATCTCACATCATTTAGTTCTGGTTCACAGATAGACTCATCTAGATTTCCGTTGTCGTAATAATCGAAAAGTTTAAACTGGATAAATTTGAAATTTTTATTGATGTTTTCTTCTAACAAGCTAACTTTAGTAATAAAGAAGTTTTCAAAGAGTAATAACTCAGCTTCAATCTCACCTTTTTCAGCTGACATCTGCTTTTCTTCTTCAATCAACTGATTAATAACTGATTGCTGTCTGTTGTACTCATTAACGACCGCTAGCTTTTCATCAATTGCTCTTACCTCTGCTTTAAACCCACTGATAATCTGTTGTTTTGCTTCTACAGATGATTCAATAGATTTGTTCAATTCAGTAATTTCTTTCTCTAATTCAGCAATTTCGGCCTGAATATTGGCATACTCTTCTGATTCAACGAAAGGTACTAAATTATCAGTAATATCTTTAATTTGAGCAGCAACTTTTTCACCTTCAAGTTTTGCTTGCTCTAATTCTTGGGTAATTTTAGCTACTGTTTCTTTTTTAGCTGATAAAACATTTTTTAAATCATTAGTTTTCTCGGTAATGACTTCAATTTCTTCGCTAGCTTCTTTTCCTAATTGGTTGATACGTTCAAATTCAGCATCATTGTGGTCATTAAAAGCTTTAATAGCTGCTGCTTTTTCTTGCTCATATTTAGCTAGTCGTTCTTTTTCACTAGACTCAAAGTTTTCTCTTATTTCTTCTTGATCTTCAAATTCCCAAGCTCGTTTACATGTCGGACATGCTAGTTGATGTTCATCAAATGATTGAGGAATAAAAGCTTCATGTTCATAAGTAGATTCCTCAATTTTATCAAGTTGCTTCCCATAATTAGTTAACTCAGTTTCTAATCGTTTAAGATATTCTTGATTTTTTTCAATTTCTAAAGCTGTTGCAAATTCTTCTTCATTAGCATCAGTTAAACGATTTTCTACTTCACGATAAGCTATTCTTAACTCACTTCTTTTATCCTCTAAATCAGCCGTTTTCTTTTTCTGATTAGAAGAATAATCAGTTTCAGCAGCTCTTAGCTGACTTTCTTTTTCTTTAATAAAATTCTTTTTATCAGTAACTGCAGAACCATTTTTAAGAGCTAATAAGTCCTGTTCTTCTTTATCAATTGAGATAAAAAGCTCTGATTTTTCAGTATTTAAAGCTTCTTGATTAATTTCAGTAATATCAGGTAACGCTTTTCTAATCCCTTTAATTTGTGGATTAACTTCTTTAATAGATTTCTCAAGGGACTGTTTCTTTTGAAGTAACTTCTTGTTCTCATCTTCAAGTGATGATGTACCAAGATATTTTAGTAATGGTGATAACTCTTTGTTAGACTCAATAATCTCTTCATCTGTTTTAGAACCAAAGTATTCAAATAAGATTTCTCGACGTTCAGAAGCTTTTAAGCTTTCCATAAAGTAGCTGCCATTAGTTAAATACTTGAATTTGTCCTTATCAATCAACTCAGCGACTTTCTCGTCATAAGCTTTTTTAGTATTAAGTTTTAGATCATCAACATAGTAAACTGGCTCTTTATTGATTCCGCCACTTTTAACATTTTTCTTCTTATTCAATTCTTTAGTAAATTTTCGCTCAGTCCCATTAACAGAAAGAATAAGAGAAACACTAACTCCTGCTAACTCGTCAACGTCATTTCCCCTTGGTTCAAAGTCAAATTCAGTCTTTTCTTTAGAATCTTTATGGAACAAGCACCAAGTGAAAGCATCGTAGATTGTGGTCTTACCTGCTCCATTTTTACCATAAACATCAACGTCTGCGCCTTTTGGTTCTAATTTGAAATGAGTAGCACCTTTGAAGTTGATTAATTCAATAGATACTAACTCAATAGTTTTGTTGGTCATTTTCTAATCCTCCATTTTGTGTTATAATTGATTCAAATAAATTTATGCAATATCTCGTTTCTAGTTAGTGTTCTCAGCACTAGCTAGATTTTTTGTTTCTAATAGTTCTGGATTATCGTAGATGTTGCCGATGACAGTACCAGGGCTCATACAAACTCCCATCGAAACAGATTTCACATCCCATTTCTCTTTCAATCCATTTTGTTCGACAGCTTCAAAACAACAATCTGACTGATTAAACGTAATTTGCCAGCACGTTGTTCCGTTTGACAAAATATCTCCCTCATAAATCTCAACACCGTTTTTATCTTTTAATCCTGTGTATTGTTGAAACACCAAACCTCTATCATCTAAATACTCAAAAGTAAATTCTTTTTTAACTTGTTCCCAATCGTAAAGATTTTTTTCTAATTTACACCATGCTCTAAACGTAATTTCTCTCACTCTTCATCACCTCTTTCATGTCCAAACTTAGCCTCATAACTATTAAATTCGTAGTTCATAAACCAAATCATAGCTACTGGTATAAGTGATAAAAATATGTCTTTACCAAACTTAGCGAAGCCTAATCCACCTATAACAAAAAGTATTAATCCAAACCCGATAATTCTACCCTCATACACTTTTTTCATGATCTTTCCTCCAAGAAATTTCTTTAAATCCAAAATAGATACCTCCTAAACCGATAATTACTAAAATACCAACTAATATTTGTGGGACCATCACTTACTCCTATCTTTGAACTCAACTACAGCAAACATAATAATTATCACTACGATAGTTGCTGCTACACCTTTCCAGTCGTTATGCATTTTGTAGCTCCTTTTTTCTAATTTCTACTATTGGAGTAGGTTCTTTTGCGTCAAGATACTTCTTAGCAAACTGTTTATCTGCGTATTTTGATAAATCCTCTTGAGTAGCTACCATTTCCTTCTCGAATCGTTCTACCTCAAATAGCGGAATAATAAGAGTAGGCATTTTCATAGGTCTTAATCGTTTGTCATGAATCAAATTTCTTACTGTTTCTTGACTAGATTTCCACTTTTGAGCTAATTCTTTAACTGTGTAAATATCTTGAATCATTTTAATTCCCCTTTCTCATGTAGCCTCTCTGTTGCCAATATGGCATACGTTTCTCAACTGCTCTGTTTACTGTCACATCACATAATTCAAGAAGCGATACTAACATTGTTGTTTCGACCATAATTTCATCCAGGAACTCCATTGAGTAATCTAAAATGATATCTTTGTCTTCACGACTTAATGTACCGTCATTTAAAGTAAGAACTTCTAAAGCCCTGTCTTTCTTAGCTTTCCGCTCATTCGATTCTTTTTGCTGCAATATATCTAAAGCTAAAGGATTATTCTGATACTTATCTCCTGTCATAGCTGATACTGCTCCAAAGAAGATGTATGCCATTTCTAAACTGAATTTTGAATCATTAATTGATTCAGCGTATTGCTCTGCTTTTTGAATCGTCACAGCTTTTTTACCTGTTACATGGTCACTAAACGTTGCTTGTGGTGTTTTAGATTCACCTGCTATAAATTTTTGTTGATAATCATTTCTTGCTAATGCATCCATTAACGGACTCGCTAATACATGACTTGTCATTTCAAATCTCTCCTATCCGTAACAAGCTTCACTCAATTCCCTTTCAGCAAATTGTTGAGCTTGTTCAAAGTGTATTTGTACTTGTTCATCTGTCGCGAACTTGATAATATGAATCATTTTTGGTTTAATCGCTAAGATAAATGCGATTTTTTCTTTTTTCTCTTTTTCAGTCATTGATATTCCTCATTTCGTATCGATTGAGCCCTAATACGCTCACTTTTGTAATAAAATATAATTAAGACTTGAAAGTCTTTTGTTACCTTCCTTGCTATAATTAGTTATCAGTACTGCCATGCTGAAATATATTAAGCGAGGTGAAAATGATGGTTGAAGTCTTTTTTCATAATTTAACTGATAAAGAGAATGATTTAATACAGCTTCACTCTTTACCTAGAGTTGGGGATACTTTAGGATTAGCACCTTCAGAACAATTCTTTTTAGTAAAAGGTGTTACTCAAAATAAATTCGATACTGAAAAGCATTTAAGAGAAAACTATGAATATGAAGTTTATGCGGTTCGTATCGGTCAATCTGAATGGGTCAAATCTCTACGTTAATTCTTTATATGATGTGAAAGAAAAATCTGATGGGATAGAACATTTTTTTATCCAATATTTATCTTTATAGAAATGTTCTGTCTCATTTTTGTAGACTTCTAAATCTTGAATAATTATAGTTTCTGGAAATGAACTATTAATTTTTTTATGAATCCACATCAAATCACCATCAACTATTTTTACTATTCCGAAAAATTGACCACTTATTTCTATACCGTCACCAACTTTAAAGTAGCCGTTGTGTTCTTGTTCCATTTAAACTACCTCCTTTTGTTTCGATTTTCGATACTCCGAACTGAAAATTTTTTCAATCGGAATCCCTAAGATCTTAGCTAATGCAGGTAACTCTTCGGGTTGAAATTTGTACTCACCTGTTTCACGTCTATAATATTTAGATTTATT